GCATGGCGGTTACGTTTGACTGGCTCAAGGATGTTCATCAAGCCATGTCGCGCTGCAAACAAAAATTCGTGGCGGTGCAGGCTGGCGGCAATACCGGCGTTTGGCCGAAGGAGATGGCTAAGGAGTTCCGCTACGTTTACACCTTCGAGCCTGACGCGGATAACTTCGCGTGCCTGGCTACGAATTGTCAGGAAGAAAACATTTTTAAATTTCAGGCGGCGCTAGGCTGCGCTCACGGAATGATGGATCTGCACCGCGATCCGCGCAATGCCGGCGCTCACTACGTCAAGCAGGGCGATAGTTTTCCGGTCATGCGTATTGACGATCTGCACTTGGCAAACTGTGACTTGATCCAACTCGACGTTGAGGGCTTTGAGTATCAGGCCGTGATGGGCGCGATGGCTACCATCGATCGCTGTAGTCCGGTCATCATGGTCGAGGATAAGGGGCTTTCGGATAAGTACGATATTCCCAAGGGCGGCGTACTCCGTCTGCTAAGTGACAAGGGTTACAAAGTGGTGGCAGACCCGCACAGGGATTTTGTTTTGGTGAGGGATTAAATGCCTAGCGAAACCAATCTTGCAAATGTCGCTCTTGCTCTTATCGCGCACGCCGAAATTTCATCGATCGATGAAACCACCAATGACATAGCCAAAACGGTTAAGACGCTCTATCCGGTCGCGCGCGATGCGACACTCAGGGCGGCGCATTGGAACTCGGCGACGTGGCGCCAGACTCTTGGCGAGGTTGGCACTTACGAGCAACACGACTTCGCGCACGTCTATCAACTGCCGCAAAATCCTTTTTGCCTCAAGGCCCGCAGATTTGAAACCCTCAATGTCAAGACAACGACTCGATTTCATCCCGGTCAGCGCCCGTTTCGCGTGGAGGGAAGATTTATTTTGACCGATGTCGAAACTCCAACGCTCATCTACACGCGCCGCCTAGAGGACGTGAATTCGATGGACGCGATGCTTTACCAAACCATCGCAACGCTTCTCGGTGCCCATCTTGCCTTGGCGATCACGCAGAACTACAAGCGCCACAGCGAACTATTCGGCGCCTGGGTAGCGATGAAGGATGAAGCCAACGGCGTTGACGAAGCCGAAGGCGGGCGCGACGAATACACCAGCTTTGATTTGCTTACGAACAGATAAATGCCCAATCAAGAGCCGCACTACCGTCCCGCCTATACCATTCACGCAATGAACGGAGGCGAGGTATCGCCGCGTTTTGAAGCCCGCCAGGATCAAAACAAATACCTTGCCTCTCTCGCCCTATGTAAAAATTGGGTGCCGATGCTAATCGGCGGGATACGGCGGCGCGAGGGAAGCATCTTTGTCGCCAAGACGAAATTCAGCGGCGCCGAAAATAACAAGGTGAGGTTCATCCGATTTTTGTTCTCCGTCACTCAAGCCTATGTCTGTGAGTTCGGCGATTTGTATGTGCGCTTTTACCGGGAAAACGACGCCGGCAACGGCATGAGGATAGACATCGCGCCGCAGAGTATTACCGGAATCACTCAGGCTAATCCGGCAGTGGTGACTTACAGCGGCGCGGATAATTTTATCAACGGCCAGCGCGTTTTTATCTCCGGCGTGGTTGGTATGACGCAAGTAAACAACCTGTTTTTCGAGATCGCCAACATAAATATTTCTGCAAATACCTTTCAACTCGTCGGCATAAATAGCACCGGATACACCGCCTATACCTCGGGCGGCACTCTGTCCGGCCCCTTCGAATTGGCAACACCCTACGATGAGGACATGCTGCCGCTGCTTTACGATTTCCAATCTGCCGACGTAAAAGATATTTGCTCCGATGGCACGATCAATATCTACCGGCTTGAGCGCACGGCGATAGACACCTTCACGTTGATTCAAGATACTCCCGCCGTGCCCGGAGTAGTCGAGGATGCTCCGACCGGAACGGAACTCGGCGGCGCTACTCTTACCCTTAGCGCGACAAGCGGGGATGGAGTGACGGTTACGGCATCGGGCGCGACTTTTCTTGGCGGCGACATAGACAGGGTAATTGAGAGCGGCGCGGGAGTGGCGATCATTACTTCGGTCACAAGCTCCACGGTGGTTGTCGTAGATATTATTGCGGCGTTTGCCAGCGTTGGGCCGATAAACGCAACGGATTGGAATCTCGCGGGCACGCCAGGATCTACGCTTGACCCCTCGCGCACGCGCAAGGGACTCAACATCGATTTACAAACCAATCTCCCGACCTTTCGCAGCGCGGACGTTGGAAAATTCGTTGCCGTCTACGGCGGCTTTATCAAGATCACCCGCTTCCAGAACGCAAGTAAGGTCTTTGGGCATGTCTATACGACGTTGCGCGATGCCCCGGCGCCCAATCCTGTCGCTACCTTGGAATGGACGATGTATCGAAACGCCTGGACTTCCGATGACGGCTTCCCTACCTGCGGGGCATACTTTCAGAACCGCCGTTTTTTGTGCCGGGATGAAACGATATGGGGAAGCGTGTCAAGCGACTTTGTAAACTTCGCTTTGGGCTCCGGTGACGGCGACGGTATCAATTCGACCATCAGCGATAATGAGATCAATCCGATCGTTGCGCTTGCGGCAATCAACAAGCTCAACCCGATGACCGCGGGGCAGATTTTTACCGTGACAGCATCTTCCGAGGGCGGCCCACTCACGCCGAACGATTTCAATGTGGCGCCCACTGGCTCAGAGGGCGCCAAGCGCCATGTGCCGATTAGAGCCCTAAACAACATCATCTATTTGCAAGTCGGCGGCCGCTCACTACGCGAACTCTCTTTTAACTTCGTTGACAATAAGTACAAGACGCCCGATCTGCTTCGCGTTGCGAGCCATATTTGCGAGTTCAATTCGATCAAGCTGATTGACTATCAGGGGCGTCCCGATTCGATCATTTGGGCGCTGCGCGAGGACGGCAGACTATTTTTATTTGTCTATGAGCGCAACGAGGATGTCGTCGGTTGGGCGCGTTTCGAGACAGGGGCCAATGACGACACCGATGGCGTCGTGCAATCGATCTGCGTCATTCCGCGCAAAAGCACCGGCCATGATTGGGTATGGCTGGCGGTCAACCGTGAAATTAACGGCGTACTGGAAACCTACGTCGAGTATTTAGACCCTGAAGTGGATCAATGCCGGGAGTGGCGCGAGGCCATGACCGACTCGGCGGTATTCACCACGGCTACCGATTTTGTCATTTCGGGGCTGGATCATCTTGAAGGCGAAACGGTATGGGTAATCGGCGACGGAATGTTATTCAACGCAACTCAGGATAAAGATGGTAATGTGGCAAGCACGGCCGTGGTGACAGGTGGAGAGATCACCGTCGATCCGCAAATCTCCGGCGTTCAACTCTACGAGGTAGGGCTACACTATGAGTCCGAGGCTCTTACCTTGGAGCCGGTAATTCCCAATGAACTAGGCGGGCCGCTCATGGCGCGGGGATGGGAAGTGGCCGCAGCGCGTTTCCGCAGAACCGCGGCGCTAAAGATCAACCAGGAGAAAATCCCGCTAAGACTGCCGAGTGAGTGATGGACAAAGCGATCCGGCTAAAAAAAGGCAAGATGGGAGTCAACGTCAAACAATGCGACTCTAAGGGACGAGTGCGCATTGTTCAGGACGTGCCATTTCCCGCTGAGGTTTTAAACATCATCGGTCGGGTATCAATCGGCGATGAGGCTAAAAGCGCGATCTTCGCCGAGGCAAAGTCCGCTGCATTCCTGCTTTGTAGCGGAATCTTTTTTATAGCTTCTCCGGCGCTCGATTTTATCGTCTCTCCTGCGGATGACTTTTTGGTGACTGCCAATGGCTGACGAAAGACTGCCAGTACAAGATACCGATACGGTCGATTGGACGTTTAATCCGCCCACCGACTGTCAAGCCGATGTCAAAAAGCAGATGTCGATTGTCTCCGATGCCAACGGTTTAAAGCTGGACGGGGATGCTGCTTCGCCGGGTAACTCTAAACTATACGGCACCAATGCCAGCGGCGTTAAGGGATTTTACGATCAGAGCGCGGGGGCGCAAGTTGGTGATCTCATAGATTTTAAATTTGTACGAAAGAGTTCCGATCAATCCGTTACTAGCAGCACGGCGCTTGTCGTCGATAGCGAACTCATTTTCGCCATTGGAGCCAATGAAACATGGCAGTTTGAATTGGTCATTCTTCATCTCGGCGCCGAGGCTGGCGATTTCAAAATGGCCGTTAAGGGTCCGAGTGGCGTGGCTGGAATATGGTCGGCCTTCGGAGCTATTACCGTAGCCGTATCCGGCGCTTACAATCTGAATGCGGGCGCTAGGAGCACATGGGATAACTCGGCAACTCTTGCGTTCGGCAATCAGGGCGCATCAGCGTTAAGCGCAAGTGCAAATGTAAAGGGAGTTGCTCGTAACGGCGCAACGCCAGGTAATATTGAATTATGGTGGGCACAGAATACCAGCGATGCTACCGGCACAACTATAAAAACCGATAGCTATCTAATAGCGCGGCGAGTCGCCTAATGGACAAGGCGATAGAACTCAAGAGCGGCAAAATGACTGTGAACGTCAAGCAGTGCGATAGCCTCGGCCGGATCAGAATCGCGGCGGATGTTCCC